TCGGATATCGCCCATCTCGAACACTAAATCCAAGAACTTCTGCTCCAACGTAACCATATCCCGGCAAGCCTGATAGATTTCTTTCTTGAAATCATCTGTCCAGATATCCAGATTTTCCTGAATAAACTCCCGGAACAAGCGGGTCATGGCTTCTACATGAAGAGATTCATCTTTAATACTGTAACTAACTATCTGCCCCATGCCTTTCATGCGCCCAAAGCGGGGGAAGTTTAGAAGGATAACAAAGCTGCTGAACAACTGTAGTCCCTCGGTAAAGGCACTGTAGACAGCAAGGTTCTTAGCAATTGAACCCTTATCCTTTACTGATATGCGTAGGCTGTTGACATACTCGTGCTTGTCAGACATCTCCTCGTACTCAGCAAAGGCTTTGTATTCTACTTCAGGCATACCAACTGTATCCAACAACAGGCTGTAGGCATGCTGATGTATGGATTCCATGTTGGCGAATGCGCCCATCATCATCCGGGCTTCTGGTTTCTTGAAGATGCGCATGTAGCGGTCAACGTACCCGCTGCCTACATCTACATCTGACTGAGTGAACAGTCTGAATATCTGTGTAAGGAGATTCTTTTCTTCCTGTGTCATGTCCTGCCAATCTTTAACATCATTGTGCAGGGGTACATCCTCTGGAAACCAGTGCATCTGGTTCTGTTGGAAGTAGTAATCAAACATCCAAGGGTGATCAAAAGGTTTGTAGTAATCTCTAGTGCTTAACAGACTCATGTAGTTTCCCCATCTTCGTTGTAATAAAATTGTCCAAACTCTTCCCAATATTCTTTGTGGCACTTGCGCTCGTGGTAGCAGTTGAAGCATGTACCAGTAAGGTCATCAAACTCTGGGTTCTCACAGATATCTAGCTTTTCCATGTATCCCCAAGAACCGGGCTGACATTTACAATCTGACATATTATCCCTCGCAACTTAGGCAGGTTCCTAAATCAATCCGGGGTATCTTTATGTTTACATTCTCAGCTGATCTAGCAGCATCTGACCGCAAGTAATACATAGACTTCAGCTTCTTAGCCCCGGCCCAATGTACATCATTTACATACTGTAAGTATTCATCATGCACTTCCTGTGGCTCTGTAGCTTTAGGAGGCACAAAGAATAGGTTAACACTCTGGCTCTGACAAATATAGTCTTGGCGTTGGTGCGCATGTTCTATAATCCATATCTGGTTTATCTCGGGGGCAGTCTTGAATATTTCTTTCTGCTCCTCAGAGAATACATCCAGATGCTGTATTGATCCCTCATGGGCAGCAATATCCTTCCAAAGATCATCACGTTTTTTCTGGCTGCCGGGGAACATTTCATAAATTAAATCGTCTAAGTATTTATTCTTAACCTTAAAGCTTCCCGATAGCGTCTTATGTGTGAACACATTTGCCCGGAAAGGTTCAATAGATGGGCTTGTACCGCCACATATAATTGAACTAGAAGCGTTAGGTGCTACCGCCAGTAGGTGTGCATTTCGCCTGTTACTACCACTTATGTCGGGGGCTTCACCCCTGTCAGCAGCCAGTTGTTCTGTTGCCTCAACCGCCTTGGTCTTGATGTAGTTAAATGCCCTGTGGTTGAAGGAGGTGGCGTACATGCTTTCAAAAGCGATACCATGACTCTGGAGATAGGAGTGGAATCCCATCGCTCCTAGGCCCACAGAACGCTCCCTGTAGGCTGAATAAGCCGCTTTAGTGTAGCCTTCCTTACCCTCTTTGACGTAGCTTTTAAACCGTTTAAAGTTAGCGGTGTACCCGCCCAAATGACTCGTGTCTACAATATCTGAAATAAAATGCTCAAGGATATTGTCAAGCATGGTAATCAGGTCGGGGATGAAGTTGTCGTCCTTGCTCCACTCATCAAAGTGTTCAAGGTTTACACTGGATAAACAGCACACAGCTGTACGCTCCTCGCTAGTAGCCAGTGTAATCTCAGAGCAAAGATTACTTTGATTTATCTTTAGCCCAAGGTCTTGCTGTTGCTTGGGCAGGGCAGCATTACAGGTGTCAATGTTAACAACGTAAGGCTCCCCGGTTTCTGCCCGGGTGTTAATGATCTGGAACCACAGGTCACGGGCTGAGACTGTCTTAACCGCAGTGTTACTCTTGGGGTCTATCAGTCTCCACTCACTGTCAGCTTCTACCGCATCCAAGAATTCATTAGTTACGTTAACTGCATTGTGAAGGTTCAAACATTTCCTGTTGATGTCCCCGCCAGTTGTTTTACGCATGGCGATGAACTCTTCAATCTCTGGATGGGTAATGTCCATGTAAGCAGCATAGCTACCCCGCCTTGTAACCCCTTGGTTAAAGGCAAGCATTTGACTATCTACGACATGCATGAATGGGATAGAACCAGTAGACTTACTACCGTTAGATGTATCCACGCCATTACTCCGAATGTCACCCCAGTAACCACCGATCCCTCCACCTGCGCTCGCCAACCATATGTTCTCATCGTAATGAGAAGAAAGACCGTGGCGGGAGTCAGGAACAAAATTAAGAAAACAGCTGATAGGTAGGCCACGGCTAGTTCCCCCGTTACTAAGGATAGGAGTGCTAAACATAAACCACAGGTTACTAGCATAGGTATAAAGTCGCTGTGCAAGAGCGAAATCAGTAACCCCTTTATAAGTTGCCCCGTATACAGCAGCCCTAGCAAAAGCCTCTTGAGCATGATCTTCTCCCTCCCAAAAATATCTATCTTTTAATGTTTCAATTGCAAACGCATCCAGTGCGGACTCTTTATCGTAATCAATCTTGAGACCTAGATACTCTTGCACTCCTAGTTTGTCAGTCATTATTTAATTCCTTTCTTTATAATCACAGACATCATACGTTTCTCGTACCACTCTGCCTTGCGTAAATCTTCAACACCATTCTTGTGCCTGAATCTCCAACGATACTTCATGCTGTTGCCCCGGCAGTAGCCTATAAACTCTTCGGGCGTAAGCATGGCTTCAATAGCATCAATGCATTCAATCCCACCCTGATTGTAATGTGAGGGGGAGTTAACAGCATCTATCCTAGATTCTTCTCTAAGTTTCTTGCCGACTTCATACCATTCTTCTGGTGTTGCATCATCAATAGACATTATTCAGTCTCCTTATTTTCATCAAAATACTCGTTAATAAACCCTTCACTCTTACGATATTCCATATCTACCCACTCATCGGGAAGAGTATACTCACTGTACCATGTGAATCCATTAGCTTCAGCCCACTCTGCGTGGCTCCGCTTTGTGCCGTCCTTTCTACGTTTAGCCTGTGGCATCGGTGCAGCAGGATCGGCAAATAAAAATATTAATTCATAGTCCCGGGGCAGTGACTTGTTGATCCAGATATATTTACTGTACTCAGCAAAGTCCCAGAACCTACCCTTAGCTTCAATCAGATAAGTCGTGCGTCCTATCTTCCTGATAAAGTCGGGGTGATATTTGTGCTTGATGGTGTAGTCTAAAATCTTGCTATGGTGTTTCCATTTTTTCAGGAGACCTCCATGCAAATTAGCTTCCCATATTGAATCATAGTTAGCAGGTACGTTCTTCTGTACCGGACGCTGCCTCCGCTTCTTACGAATTCCTTTCCGTATCTTGGCCTTCATCAATGTATTACAGCCTCTTCCCTGTTTATTAATTCCAACTCAATGAGATCGTATAAATGCATCAATGTGTCGTCACTGAGATAAACATTCTTTTCGTGCTTATAGATTTCCAATCCAAGAACTAGAAGAAGTTCAATTATCTCTTCATTTGCTTCTGAACTCATTCTTCTTTATCTGCTTTACTGCCCACTTGTAAGAGTAGGGTGCGAGTGTCATCTTCCCTTGCAGAAAGAAATGAGTCTGGTCTGATAATCTATTTAAAATATTATCAACTGTTATCTTATGTTGGTCTTTCTTTTCAACCTGTTCACGCAGCCAATCAACTAACATTTCTTTGGCTTGTCTTCTGATTCGTTTAGCTTGTTTGCCGTTCACAATACTTCCTCTACGTTTGGGGGAACAACAACCTTGGTCAGGTGTACCAAACCCTTGGCATATTTAAATGTGCGTAGACCCCGACCGCCATTGGCATCTGCATAGCAGTCGTACTTGTAGCTACAGTAGGAGCAGTTCTTAGAAATCTTTTCATTACCCTTCGCGCCATCTGCTTCAACGGGGTAGCATCTTTCAGGCGGGGAGTCTGTAGCAATCACATCTTTAACTACGTTGATCCTGTCTTTAATGTTTGGCTTGTCCAAGTCCTCGGGTATAAACAAACAAAGTTCACCACTTTCTTTATTGATAACTAAGAACCCGCCAGAGTTTGTACCTTCAGCAGCTTCGTAGCCTGCAAGCTGACTCAGGTATCCAAAGGGATCGTTCTCTGCCAGTGTACCGTACTTAAACTTGCTGAATGCAAAGCTGGACGCAGTCTTAACGTCAACTACTTCACCATCTATCTTGCAGTCCATGTGTCCGGCAATACTATCAATGGCTACTTCTTTCTGTTGGCTTGTTACCTCATGCCCTGAAATCTTAACCAGTAGTAGGGCTAGTTCTTCAAGCAGATGCCCGTACAGGAACTTAATCATAAGGCTTGGTGACAGATCACCATCCTTACCTTCGGCCCGGGAGTCATACCAAAGTCTTCTCAAAGGCTTACCGATATTAGACATCCTAAGATTGAAGTTGGAATCCCTTGGCGTAGGTCTAGCCCATCCTATAAAGGCTTGCTTCATTGCCTCGCCAAATTCCTCAATGAGATCATCAGATACATCAATAGCCTCACCATTTGTTAGTGGCTCTAGCGATGTGTATATATCTTCTATTAACGTATCAATTGTTTTCGACATTATCAATTACCTTATTGAGGATGTTTAGTGCATCGGAAACATCTAGTTTAAACCATTCATACTTAGAACGATACTTGTTTCTTAATTCTTTGTGTAAAAGTTTTTCTATTTGTGGAGCATCTTCAACAGCTATTGCATACTCAACCTTGTAGTCTCTGTATGGAGAGCCAATTTGAAAAGCATTTAATCTATCGGGGACTGACATAGCCCTACCAACTTTCAACCACCCGTCCCAAGCAGGGTTGGATATCAAATAGACATTGCCTTCTTTTATGTGTTTGCTTTTGTAGTACTCTTTAAATACTACGTCATTGTAGTTTTTGAATCTGCCGGGGGTATGGGTAGCATGGCTTACAGGTATATACTTACCACCCACATACATTCTTTTTTTGTTCTTTTTTAAATGTGCTTCTAAGGTACGTCTGCCCCCGTCTGAATTACCAATGTAATACCAGATGCCGTCCTTGTACTGTAGATTAATATAATCACGATACATTTCAGGTAGAGTGTTGGTAACTGTATCACCACATTCAACACAAACAAGTTCTTCCCAATGAAGATGTTGTATCTTCAAGTCTTCGTTACAATTTTCGCACTCAACTAGATAAGGCATAACTATTCTTTCTCTTTGAGAACATACTTTGTTATAAATTCCCAAGGTTTATCTGTGGAATATCTGTACCATTTACCTTTTCCTTTTACTCTCCATTTACCGGCACGGGGAGCCACAATAAATTTATCGTTAATAACAATTAAACCAGACTGTAATTCACATGACATATCAAACTCCTTACCAGCCAAACTAAATTCATATAGCTGGCCTATAAGGTATCTACGCTTACTATAAGTTTCAGTATAATAATCTTTGTGCCAGTTCTCCTCAGCGCATATATTCTCATCTTTACATGCATACTCATATAAAGAAGCCAACGCTTCATAGTTTTTTTCTTTTAAATACTCATCTAAATATTCTTGATGTACAAACGAACCCATCCTACGTCTAGTGTGTTTCACTCCAATCATCTCCTATATTGTATTCCCCATCAAGCTGACAGTTTAGTTCCAGCGCAACACCCGCTTCTACAATAGCATCAATACCAAGCTCACCAACCAGTTCAGCATCTTGAGCAAGAGCCTCAACCTGCCACTCATCATGGATGTTGGCTACGATTTTGGCATTAAGATTGTTTGACTTTAACTTGTCATCAAATAGAACCAAAGCTTTCTTCATCACGATTGCACCTGCACCTTGAAGCAGTGAGTTCAAGGCAGCATGTGATGACCTGATAAATATCTTACGCCCATCTATGCCCCGGACGTAGCCTTTTGCTGACGCTCTTTCAACTCGCCTTGTAAGAGCAGCAAATGCTGGGAGATTATTAAGGAAAGATTCTCTAAGTCGTTTACCGTGATTTTTGTTTCCTCCAACCACTGTTCCAAGCTTTTCATTTCCTGCTCCGTATATAAGTG